ATCAATGGTCGCGAGATCCGAACGTCGACACGTTCGATCACGTCGGCGCGCGCGACACGCTCGGCGAACCCGTTCCCGTGATCCCTGGGATCCACGTCGCCGACGTGCTCGACGAGAACGGCCTGCAGCTATGCACGCGATGCCGGCGGATCCTCACCGACTACCGCAACGCCATGATCCCGATCGGATCACCGTCGCTCGTCGGATGGGCGATCGGCGCTCACGTCGAGGTCGACGGCGACAACCCGCGATCGGCCTGGGTTACGGAGGAGGCGCCGACGTGCGAGCTCCGAACATGACGATCACGATCACGGAGCGGCCCGGGAAGTGTCGGTGGTGTGGATGCACGGAGGATCACGCGTGCGGCGCCGGCTGTTCCTGGGCGAACCGGGCGGCGACGCTGTGCTCCGCATGCGTTCCGCTCGACACGATGATCCGGACGGCGGCCGGCCGTAAGGCCCTGGCGGAGGCGGCGGCGACATACGCCGACGAGGCCCTGGCCACGGTCGACGCGGAACCGCGGCCGCGGCGCCGTCGGCGGAGGGCGCGACGATGATCGAACGCGCGCGGCCGCCGTTCACGCTCTACCCGGCTGAGAAACACTGGTGGAGCATGGCCGACTATGGCGCCGTCCTGGGAACCGTCCGCGCGCTCGCGGCGGAAGTGATCCTCGAGTTCGGGCCCGGCTCGTCGACGCTCGCGCTCATCGAAGGCGGGGCGACGACGATCGACTCGTGCGAGGACGATCCGAAGTGGCTCGAGGTGCACCGCTCGCGGATGGGCCGCAAGTTCGCCGGCCTCCTCGAGCTCCACGCCTACACCTGGGCGGATCCGTTGACGATCCCGACGATCAACCCGCGCCGCTACGATCTCGGTTTGATCGACGGGCCGCACGACACGCCGCGGCGGCCCGCCGTGCTCGAGTACTGCCTGCACCGATGCCGGGCGGTCCTGATCCCGACGGAGGATTACAAGGTCGCGTCGCCGCCGCTCCGGCCGCATATCGATCGCCTGGCCGGCGTGTTCGACGCGAGCGTGGAGATCGTCGAGACGGGCCCGCTCTCCGGCGCGTTCGCGCTCCTGATCCCGGGAGCTCGATCGTGATCCCGTTCGGCACGAAGGGCCCGCCGATCACATTCGACGATTTCGTCGCGATCGCGCTCGCGGCCGCGGCGGAGTCGTCGTGTCAGTCGCAACGCGGCGCCGTCGCGTTCACCGGGAGCGCGCTCGAGGGATACGAGCTCGTCGCCGTCGGGTTCAATCAGCAACCGGCGGGCCCGTGCGACGGCTCCGATCGATGCAAGGCAACATGCAGGCGGGAGGCCGTTCACGCGGAACAAGCTCTGATCCTCAGCGGCGTCGATCTCGCGAGCGGCGGATCGGTCGAAGTGATCCACGTGAAATCGTACGCCGACGAGCTCGCCGTGTCGGGCGGCCCTGACTGTATCGAATGCGCGAAGCTCCTCCGGTTCGCCGGCGTCGTCGCCGTGTGGCTCTATCACGTCGACGGATGGCGCCGGTACCCGATCGAGGAGTTTCACCGGCTCTCGATCGCCGGCGAATACGAACGGCTCCGCAAGCGACGCGCGGAGGCGCGATCGACGTGATCGTGGTTTGTCCGTCGTGCGGCGTTCCGTTCACCCGAACGGGCGCCGCGCGCTCGTCGGGTTTCTACCGAACGCACGCCGAAAACGATACGTGTATTTGCTGTCGCGAGGGCCTCGATCCCGTCACGCTCGAGCCTCTCGCGACGCGAGGGCAACCCATGAAAGCGGAAACACTCACCGACGTCGAATTGATCGAGGCCCTCGAGGGCGCCGGCCCGCGGCTCCGCCTGGCGAGGAGTGAAGATCTCCGGCGGATCGCCGACGCGATCGCCGACGTCGCCGCGGAGGCCGCCCGGCGCCTCGAGGCGCGTTCCCGCCTGGCGGGCCCGCTCGAGGGAAAGATCCGCGACGTCGCGATCGACGCCGCCGGCCGCATGACGGCGCGCCTCGAGGTCAACCTCCGATGATGCCGGTTCCGGATCGTTGTCCGCACGGCCGCCGGCGCTACACCTCCGGAGGGCCGGCGCGATGCCCTGGCGGATTCACTGAGGCGAGGTGTCTCTGCTATCCGACGATCCGTACGCGGTTCCGCACCTGGCGCCGCGACGTGCTCGAGCAGATCCGCCGCCGGCTCTCGAGGGCGCGCGCGTGAATATGTCCTTTCACCTCACGACGCGCCAGGTTCGCGCACGTGAGAAAACCGTCACGCGGCGGAACGGATGGCAGCGGGCCCGCGTCGGCCAGGTCGTACAACCGATCGTGAAGGGGCAAGGGCTCCGGAAGGGCGAGCACGTCGAGCAGATCGGCGGCCCGATCCGGTTCGTCGACGTGCGGCGCGAACCGCTCGACGCGATCACCGCGGCCGACGTCGAGCTCGAGGGGTTCCCCGGCATGACGCCGGCGGCGTTCGTCGAGCTCTATCGCCGCGCGAACGGCGGCGCCGCGGATCAGATCGTCACGCGGATCCAATTCGAGTACCTGTGAAAAAGCGCCGGCGAGCTCCTCGAGGCAAGGGGAAACCGGCGGCCGCGGCCGGCCAGGTGATGACGCTCTCCGCGTTCGCGCGCGATCGGAACGTCGACGAAAAGGCCGTGCGGAAAGCGGTCGCGTCGCAACGGATCCCGCCGTCGTGCCTGGGCCCGTCCTCGAGCGGCCGTAAGCAAGTGATCACCGACGTCGCCGGCGCGCGTGCGGCGTGGGATGCGAACGCCGCGAAGCTCCCAAACGGGCCCGCCGTCGAGGGCGCGCGCCAGTCGCTCACGGAGGCGTCGACGCTCACCGCGCTCGAGCGCCATCGCGCGCTCCGACTCGCGAACGATCTCCGCGAGGGCCGCGTCGTCGACGTCGCCGCTCACAAGCGGGCCGCATTCGAGGACGCTCGTATCATCCGCGACGGGATGCTCAACATACCGACGCGCCTCGCCGCGGAGCTCGCCGCCGAAACCGATCCGGCGAAGGTGTTCGCGCTCCTCGACGAGGCGATCCGTCAGGCGCTCGGCGACGTCGCCGATCGGCTCGAGGCCGCCGGCGAGTGAGCGACGCGGCCGCCATCCGCGAGATCCGCAAGGCGCGCGCCGACGGCATCCGTCCCGATGCCGTGCTCTCCGTGAGCGAGTGGGCCGATCAGCACCGACGGCTCCCGAAAAAGTCGAGCGCGGAACCTGGGCCCTGGCGCACCGATCGCACGCCGTACCTCCGCGAGATCATGGATTGTTTCTCCTCGCGCTCCGACGTCGAGGAGGTCGTGTTCATGAGCGCCGCGCAGATCGGAAAGACGGAGGCGCTCCTCAACGCGCTCGGCTATTTCATCGATCACGCGCCCGGGCCGATCATGCTCGTATGGCCCGATCTGACAACGGCGAAGCGCGGATCGCGTCAACGCGTCGGCCCGCTGATCACCGACACGCCGAAGATCGCGGAGAAGATCGCGCCGGCGAAGTCGCGCGACTCCGCGAACACCGTCCTCGAGAAGTCATTCACCGGCGGGCACCTCGTGATCGCCGGCGCACAATCGGCGGCGGCCCTGCGATCGATGCCGGCGCAATACGCGCTCATGGACGAGATCGACGCCTGGCCGATCGACGTCGAGGAGGAGGGCTCGCCGATCGCGCTCGTCGAGGCGCGCCAGCGCACGTTCGCGCGCCGCAAGCGAGGGAAGTTCTCGACGCCGACGATCGCCGGCCGCTCCGCGATCGAGGCCGCGCACGAACGCGGCGACGCGCGGAAGTATTTCGTCCCGTGTCCCATATGCGGCGCGTTCCAGACGCTCGAGTTCTCGCGCCTCGTGTGGACGAAGCTCGAGCTCCCGCCCGCGGCCGCGGTCTATGAGTGCGAGGCGTGCGGCGGGTTCATTCGCAACCATCAAAAATCCGTGATGCTCGCCGCCGGCGAATGGCGCGCGACGAACCCGGGCCGCGGCGCCGGGAAGATCCGGAGCTATCACCTCAACGCGCTCTACGCGCCCGTCGGTTGGATCTCCTGGGGCGAGATCGCGACGGAGTTCGTCGAGGTCGAAAAGGATCCCGAAAAATTCCGCGTGTTCGTGAACACCGTCCTGGGCGAGGTGTGGAAATCAAAGGGCGAGGCGCCGGAATGGGAGAACCTCTATCGCCGGCGCGAGGCGTACGCGACGAGCATGATCCCGCCTGGCGCGCTCGTGCTCACCGCCGGCGTCGACGTGCAGAAGGATCGCCTCGTGTACGAGATCGTCGGTTGGGG